CCCACTTCAATTCGTAACCTACTGAACAAATTTGAGCGATACCATTTGCACCCCCATAACCTGCATCAATTGTACCTTTTCTTAATGTCGAAGTGTTATCTAATAGAACTCCAACTCCTGAAGAAAATTCTATGTTATTATCTGTAGTATTGCCTATATCGGTAACCGCTTGTAAACTTGAAGAACCTCCCGCAATTCCATATAACTCGGTAAAATTTGCATTTGCTTTTTGTTGCGAAGCTCTTAAAGTATCGCCTGTTCCGTCATTTGCCGCTGCTCCTACGTTAACTATTTGTTGTGCCATTTTTCTTTAAATATATTTGCAGTTTTTCAATTGTTTTTTTAGCTTCACGCTCTTTTTTACCAGTATCCGAAGTCGGTTTCGTTGTCATTATCGCTTTTGTTTCGTTTGTTTGTGTAGTCCATACCGTCATAATACCAATTACCAATACTTGATTTACGTGCAGGTGTTACAGTTCCAGATACATAAGAATAATATTCAGGTATTGTGTTAACTGCAAGCCATTTTTCCATACGTTGTAAGTACATTTCTGCCTTAGTCCTTTGATTTTCTACCAAAAAATCCACCTCATTTTTTTCTATTGCTGTCCCATTGCTTGGTGTATGTTTATATATTCCACCATTGCTAACGTGGTATGCTCCAATTTTAAGGTATTCTAAAGCGCTTTGATGAATTAAAAAAGGTTTAATATACTTTGTGTGCAATATTAAATAATTGCCAGCTAAAGTGTTAGCTTCAAAGTCATCTTTTATTTTCTCGTAAAGCGTTTCGCCTAAACATTCTTCCAACTTTGAAATTTGAGCGTCAATAATACAAAACTTGTACCTGTCTACATCGATATTCCCACCTAATAAAGTGCTTTCTGTTATCTCGTTATCGTTTAATAAAATTGTTTCCATTATCCTTGTGGGTTTAAAAATCCGTTGTTAGGCATATCATTTGGCATTTTTGCTACTAACGGGTCATTTTGTTCAAAGTTAGCTTCCTTTCTCAAAGAAGGATCTAACGCATTTAGTAATTCCCTTGCTTTTTTAGCACTAATTTTGTCGTTATTCTTTTTAATATAAATGTTTCTCATAAAAAAATGATGGCATCTGGGACCGCCCTTGTACAACCATACAGAATATTTATCAGCACCATTAGGACCGAATCCTTTATTAACTGCTTTATTACCCGCAGCAATTAAATCTTCTTTACGATACATTAAATTTGCTTGTATCATTTTACGACAAAATTCTCTTTGTGGTGTTGGATTACCTGCGTAAGAATAACGAATTTTAAATAAACTTGTATCCTGTTCACTATCTTTCATTGGAAAATTAGAAGGTGCATAAGCCAACTTAAAAGAAGTTTCTGAAATAGGGTCATCATTTTGCGCCTCTCTTGAATCAATTAACTCCCATTCATCCAAATCAATAGTTTCCCCTAACCCCATTAACTCATCGGCTAAAATGTCGTCTGTATGTTCGTGAGAATCTTGCTTTGATAGTTGCGTAGGTTGCTCGGTTGTGGTTTTAGGTCTTAATGGTATAAAATCCAAATCAATATTAAATCCGTTTTGATTTAAAACAAACATTAAAGCATCTAAAATTACCTCTTGTTTTGGTTGAATTACATTTAGCATCAATTCGTCAAAAGCTACTTGCATTTCGTCTGCATTATTTCCGAATCCTGTAGCGTCTTTTATACCGAATAAAATAGGTGATGTTACCCTATGCGATAACATTATTTTTTGCATAGCGTCAGCAGTCAAAAACTCGTACTGTTTGTGCGCATCACTTACAGTTAACGCTTCAATAGTTACGCTATTTTCTTTGTTATCATTGTAAGCCAAAACAAATTTACCTGCGTTTGTACTTCCTGCAAGGTTTTGTCTAAATGAATCAAAGATAGCTTTCTTTTGTTCTTCGGTTTTGTCTGCTCCATCGTTAAAATTAATAATATGACCAAAAGACAAACCATTTTTAATATGGTTAACAACAAAATTAGAGTATTCTTCTTCGAAAACAGCATAAGGCATACCACTTAAATAAGTAGGATCACTAAAATAAGTTTTTCCTACTTGGTAGTCTGAAATTATATAAATCGCTGAACCGTTTTTTATTGTATCAAAACCAAATGCAGGTATTGGAATAGGCTCGTATTTTCTTGGCTGTGAAAAATCTCTTGAATACCAATAGATTTTTACGTCCCCGTTTTCATCCATTTTATTAGGTACAATACAATTTTTAGGCGTATGCTTAATTTGCATTACATTACCGCCTTTAAAAATTATCTCGATACTTGCTTCGCCAAACAAAGAATAATCCTGACAAACGTTCTTTAAATCTTTTTTAGATAAGATTCTCAAAATATCCGCAAATTGGATAGCCTTTGTACTTTTTTGGTTTGAAGTTAAACCTTTGCCATAAATATATTGTGCATAAGCATCAATAATAGCTCTATTAGTTGCGCTTCCGTTATAACGGTCTATAATCTCTTGGTAAAAACTATTTTTGTCGCCGTTTAAAACAAAGTCTTTAGAAGCGCTTTCTTTTATTTCAGGTCGATTATAGTTTGCTAATTGTAAAATCTCTATACTCATATCGTTGTGGTTGCGTATGCTTTACCTCTGTAAAGTAAATTGTTAAAACTATCGTAAACCTCAAACTCATAACTTTGTCCCTCTGTCATTACTTGAGTAAATGTAGCAGTTAAATATCCACCCGTATTTGTACAAGTTAAAGCGTGGGAAGTTTCGGTTTGTCTTAATTCATTTCTTAAAATCATAGTAGCCGTAGTAACATAGTCACGTGGTATGATTTGTAATGTATGGACTGTATCTGTAGGATCAAATATCTTCATATTTATTAAACGTTTTTTTAGTGGTTTGGTATCAAAAAAAAAGCGTACCTATTAAAGTACGCTTTAAACAAAAACACTATGAAAAAAATATTATGCAGTAACTACTTGCGCTGAAACTAAAGCCAACAAAGCAGTTTTAGCAGCACCTGATAAGAATGGAGCAAAGTTATTATCTCTCGCCTCTAAAGCCAAAGTATAACCACTCGCTTCAGTACTCATAACTCCTGTAGTAGCTTCAAGTCCTGAATCAATACCTACAGCCTTAACGTTACCGTTATAATCGTGGATAAATGCTACAACTCTACCATAAAGTAAAGATTGCAATTCCACTTCAGTTTCTTTACCCAATTTAGGCAAAGTCAAAGCTAATGCTTGAACGATTTCAATAGTTCTGTTATCGTTATTTACAGTTGCAGTTTCAATTAATGAATTACCCGCACCTTTTACCTCATAACGAAAAACTTCAGCTAATCCAGCAGGTAAAGAAGCAATTTCCTGAGCCGATACCGTATAAGTATCGCCTGTATAAAGTCCAAAATCTACAAATCTAATTCCCGTTCTCGAATCTTTACACGGTAAAGTCCGACCTTTTAATATATCACAAGCCATATTTATATATTTTATTAAAAACCGCCCTAATTAAAGAGCGGTTTAAGTTATTGACTATCCTACGTAAAGAACGTTGAATTTTTGATTAACAACGTGAGCAGCAAGTGTCATATTGTTTTTCAAGAACATATCCTCACGGTTCAAAGCAATTTTATCTAACTGCATAACGTTAACATCTGAAGCTAGATCTGTAGCCCAAATCAAATGAGATTTCAAAGCAGCGATAACAACGTTTTCAGGTAATGGAACGAATTCACATTTTAAACCGTTAAAGTAAATGTTCTCATAAGCTGCATCAGCATCAAATGGCTTAGTGTAGTCAGTTGTAACGTTGTTAGCTTGTACAATCATTTGTTTTACCGAACGTGGCAAGTACAAAGATGGTTTTTCAGCAGCGTTCAAAGTAGCAGCAGGAATAGCAGCATAAACTTTGTCTAATTCCGCTTTCAATACGGCAGCAGTTAAAGTAGTACCTGCAACTTTGATTCTTGTTCCTACTCCTGCGGTTGCTGAAGCGTTAGAATCATTGTAAATCATTTTAACCAAAATACCGTCAATTTGACTTGAAGCCAAAGCAGCAACTTTAGTTTTTTCAGCAGCACCTACTGAAGTGTTTCCTGTTCCAGCAGTTAAAGCAGCTACAGCCGTTTTAGTTGCAGCAGTTGCACCGTTCCAAAACTCATTTTCAAAAGCGTTTGAAATTTGTTTAGCGTATAAACCACCGATTACAAGTTGTTCAAATTCTGAACTCATAATTTCCCAAGCACCTGGCTTCATATCTCTTTTAAATCTTGAGAATCTCAAAGTATTAGGATCAAACTCTTGGTAAAATTGTACTTTTGTAGGTGTTACCGCTACGTCAAAAGCAGTAAGTGAACCTGCTGAAGTTGGAACTCCTGAAGTATAAGCTTGTAAAGTTGCAGTAGCAGTAGCTTCCGTGAAGATAGTT